GAAACGAAATTCGAATCAAACTGTATGTGGGGTACGCAACGCATGTAAGCGTGTTTGCGATACCTGGTATGAAAATATCATTGTAGAGGGGTCCACATGGGAACCACTCTTACAACAGGTGTCCAGACAAATGTCAGGGGAACATCTTCCTATCAATCTACCTAAGGGTAGTCTTGATGATGTTGTCTCCGCCTGGAACGAGAAGTACCTCTTGTACCAGCAAAAGGTGGCGAGCCACGAAAAGATTCACCAGTCTTGGTTACTGGAAGATCCTGAATCTCGTGGCTCCGCGCCGAAAAAACCTAAGGAGGAGCCGTCTCCTTGGGCTCGCTTGTCGACAGCAAGCGAGAATGCCTTGCAAGTAGTAGATGGTCTACTTGCATACTCGGCACTCCCTCATCATTTGGATTCTCCCTCCCATATCCAAATGATCACACATGGTAAACTCAACTACGTCAAACTTTCAGACACAACTCACCGCAGTCGGCTTCAAGCGATGCGCATCGAGTGTGTTATGGGTCGACTAGTTCCATGTGTTCGTTCCTGTGCGCTACTGGAATCCCTGTTCTCACTGTACACAATGCTTTTTGCTATGTACATTGTTGGGAAAGCGGAATCCTTCCTCAAGTTGAAGCTTGCTTATCTTGAGGCACACTCCAAGAACCAGACCGAGTTCCCACCAATCCCCGCACCTTTCCGACCACAATCGTTGGCCAGTAAGAACATGTTCGGTGGAAAGATAGGTCTCAATTATGGTAATTGGTTATGTAGCGACCGGTTTCGGTGTCAAGAGTTCGTTTTCAATATGAAGCGACTCTCACCGAAAGCAAGTGATGAGATGTTAGCCGCAGAAGCCCAGAAAAGCTTCGACATTCTCACCACTCCTCAGGCCGACAAGTCTTTCCGTATCCCCTCCGGCTTACATCGTGGAGAAAGATATGACTTGGATCGCGCCTCTGAGGCCGTACGTCGAACGGTTCGAGAGTACTTCATTGGAAAGAAGTTTTGTCTCGATCGCGCGTACCGGCTTGCATCCACACATGCTCACTTTGATGGTGGTCCATTTGGCTCTCGAACACGGAGTGCCGGTGGTGCCCGAGGGCACCTTACCAAGGGCCAAGCAAGTGAGCAAGATGTGTTGTACACAGTCCATGAGTCCGTGCCATGTCCCAATGGTGACTGGACCCGTAATTGGATTATTCAGGAGGTTTCCCGACCTACATATCCCACCGACAGCTACGGTTGGGATGGATGTGTCGGTGTTCAACTCCTGAAGATTTTCTCTCCTCCAGAGGAGTCTATTCGTACAACACACTCGAACGGTCATTGGTATATCCAGACCCTTCAGAAGATCATCACCCGGAACAGTCTTATTGTCTGTTCCCTGAGTGATGAGCCACTCCCAGCCAAGATTGTTACTCTGGCTGAACCCTTGAAGATTCGCTCCATCACATGTGGTCCAACATCGGACTACTGGTGGGCGTCCTATCTACAGGAGTGGTTGCATGATACATTACGCCATACTAAGGCCTTCACCCTCATTGGAGGTACTGAAGAAGGTGTTCCTATACACCTTAATAATGTACAGACCAGGTTTTCCCGCCCTCTTCGTGATGGCTGGTTTTACGTCAGTGGCGATTACCAAGCCGCAACTAACCTGATCTCGGGTCGTCTCAGCAATGAGGTGGCCCGTGAAATCTCCCGCATCTGTGAACTTCCTCAGCACTTGGAAGAACTTTTCGTTAAGGCCCTCACAGGTCATAACATCACAGTTGATGGTGAGACTGTCGGAGAACAGAAGAATGGTCAACTGATGGGTTCTCCCGTCAGCTTCCCTGTCCTCTGTTTGATCAATGCTGCTCTAACCCGAGACTCTCAGGAGCTCGCTGGTGTCATCCCTCTCGGTACCACCGTAGAGGAGATGGAGATCTTGATCAATGGAGATGACGTGGTTTTCCCCACGAACTCCGACGGATATGAAATGTGGAAGTGTGTGACAGCCTGCGGTGGGTTAAATCCCAGCATTGGAAAAAATTATACATCATCGGATTTTCTTGTGATGAATTCCACACTTTTCGAGACCACTTATGTCGAGACTTCAGGCTACCACACGCGTACTGTGGTACCTGAGGACTCAGATGAGACATATATGGTCTGCGAATGGTTTACGCAACAGCGTTTTTCCACCCGGCACTGGTACAACATGGATTATCTTGGCCCTGGAGGCCCTGCATATTTCCGCGCAAAACCCTGGCAGTCTAGCCAGCAAAGGGAAATGCGAAATTCACATGCAATGCAAGATCTGCAGGACCATCTGAAAATGTTGTACAAAAAATCTCGACATCACGGTACGCTTACGTGTATTGATGATCTTTTCCAATCAGAGAACTATCAGATCCTACCCAGCCTGCAGGCGAAGTGGTTAGGTGACTCTGAGGGTGAACTCCGTCATGATCTGAACAAACTCTTCCTTGCTACTTGGAAGGATGTTCTTGATCTCGGTTATCGCCCTAAGTTTGGAAAGTCGAGCGAGCTGAAAGGCCATGTCCACTTTGTTATTGATTGGTTTTTACCAAATCAACTCGGTGGATACGGGCTAGAGGAAACCAGTGGGAAGGGGGTCCAGGCTTCATCATTAGAGTCGCGCAAACTTGCTCGCTATCTTATGAGGAACCCGGACGAAATCCTTCCTTACCTCCCTAGTCTTGGCCAACAGCCCCGCTTCGCACTCGAGGTTTCTGATCGCTTCCGTCGCGAACTTGATGTTCTGCGGCCTTCTTCTTTGGTAATTCGCCAGTCCGATGATCTTCCGGCTGGATATACAGAGGAGTCCTCTCTTGTGTCTCGTATTACTAACGAGGTACTGATGGAAGCGAATTATAACGTCTACGGGGGTGAGGGAAAACGTGGTACTGGAGGTGACTTCACTGCCGATCGTGATCCTACCGTCTCTTTGGCCATTGGCCTTGAGAAGGTCTACCGTAGTCGTGCGCGTTTCTGGAAAAACAATTACAAGAACAAGTGGACAAAACTTGGACCTGTAACCCAGAAGGAGTTGGATCAGTGGCAGCCGATACGCCGTGTATTAGCCTTGGAACCGGCAGTACAACTCCGCGCTTTTCTAGGACATCCGGACGACCTACCACGTTTGGTCGTTGACATACAACTCCGCTCTAACCTTTTTGTAGAGGGTGAGGGTGGTAGCTCGGATGCCTATTTGAAGACAGGAATGACTTTTCCTGGACGTCGTCGTTACGACCCAGAGATAATCAAGATGTGGCGTCAGATGGACGCCACCCCTGTCCTTCCGTTCGATTGGCCTCTGTATGAGGTCCGGACGGAATTTGAGGCCCAACTTCTAACCAACCGTTACTGGTCGGAGAAGTGGGAACAAGACTACCAAGAGTCTCTTGTTCTCGGCCCCAGCGCACGCAGCGCTGGTCGTGATATCCTTGGTGATTCTGAGTTTGATGCCTTGTTAGCACAGTTCTCAGTCCCGAAAATGTCTCCTAAAGGAGTCCTCGGAAGCGTCTTGTAGGACGATAACACCGTGAGAAAACACGTTGAAAAACCC